TATTATATTTAATGACAATGAATGGGCAAACAAATTGACAATATTATATAAGAATGGCGTTGAAGCCGTACAGCCGTTTTCAAAATGTCATTGGACAACAAAACAACGTAAAATATCACATAGTGCAGTTTCATATAGTTATTTTCGGAAAAAAAACGAAGAATTGGGTATGTGGAATAAATATAAAGCATTACAACTGCGTTTCAAATATCATCCAGGATTTGTATGGGCGTTTTCAAAAAAATTCCTAGAAAGAACAGGTGGCGTTTATTCAAAATGTTTTACAGGAAGTGGCGACGAAATAGTTATTTTCTTAGTAGAAGGCATTATAATTAGTAATGAACAACCTATATATAATTATTTACAACCAGATTTGAATAATTTTTTACAAAATTGTGGTGCAAAACAAGATGCTATGAATGGTGAAATATATCATTTGTATCACGGCAGTGTTAATAATAGAAAATATTACGAAAGACATACTAATATAATAAATAAAAAAATAACTATTGGTTCTGATTATTTTAGCCCAAATTTAGAGGATCATCTTGTAAAAGCAATAAACCCTAAAGTAAATGAAGTAAATCTTGCGTATTTCCAAAGCAGAAGAGAAGATGATTAGACCAAGTTACCCACCCGTAAATCAGGAACTTAAAAATAATATCATATTTATAAATAGGGATGCGCTATTCTGAAGAACAGAATCGCATAATAGAAATAAGTTGTGGCATCGACAATTGTATTGTCGATGCCGTTGCGGGTTCAGGTAAAACAACAACACTACTAGGTATAGCCACCACACAACAGAATAAACATATTTTAGCAGTTCTATATAATCGTTCTTTAAAAGAGGAAACCCGTATGCGTGTTTTAAAATCAAATCTTTCAAATTTGGAGGTTCAAACGTATCATGCTCTTGCTAGAAAATATTATAATAATAATGTACAGAATGATACAGGAATAACAGATGTCTTAAAAAAGAACCCGTGTCCAATAAGACCGTTACCAAAATGGAACCGAATAATAGTTGATGAAGTTCAAGACATGAACCCCCTATATTTTTATCTAATAATTAAAGTTATTATAGATTTAAATAATCCAGAATTACGATTAACAGTTATGGGCGATCGTTTTCAAAGTATTTATAATTACATTGGAGCAGATCCACGTTTTTTAACTTTAGCAGATAAATTGTATTCGCCAAAATATATCATGGGAACTTGGCAAAATACGTCCCTTAGCACATCATATCGTTGTAGCCCCAATATATGTAAATTTATAAATGAGGGGCTACTGGGATATACACGTATGATTCCGGCTAATCCTGAAGAACAGTCTCCGCCGGTACATTATATATATGGTTCACCTTTTGAAGCTAAACACGTATTATTAGAATATATACAGACTTTATTAGGTATTGGTTATACATATAACGATTTCTTTATATTAGCGACCTCTGTCAAAGTAAAAGGCCGTGATACACCTGTAAGGGTTATGGAGAATTTATTAGTGTCAAAAAATATACCAGTGTATGTACCAAACGAAGAAGAAAAGGGGGCCACAAAATCAGACGAAAATCCGTCAAATGATAAAATCGTAATTACTACGTTTCATCAATCAAAAGGTTTAGAAAGGAAAATCGTCATTATGTATAATTTTGACAGTTCTTATTACGAAAATAAAGATTTTGATGACAATTTCTTAGCATCACCCCTGTATGTATCGTTAACAAGAGCCCAAAAATATTTATTTGTTATTCACGATAGCAACTATTCGTCATTAAAATTTTATAATCCAAATACAGATTCTGTTATATATATAAGTGCAAAAGGCCGACGACTTTCCGAATTACCAAACAAAACAATAGCAAATAAAGAACGAACAGAAGGAATGCGTGTATTTAATGCCAGTGAAATGACCGATTATTTGTCTGCAAACGCGATTCTTGAAGCCCGTCGTTTTATGAATGTACATAAAATTAAAAATAAACAAATAACTTTAAAAATTCCGTCTGTAATAAAAACAAATAACTCGTCGTATGAAAAGGTTTCGGATATAAATGGAATAGCAATTCCGGCATATTACGAATGGATTACAAGAAAACAGATGCGCATATTATCATTAACAGACAATCATGCTTTTTCAAAACGGTACGATGAACTGGCAAATAAAATAACACGTGGTGAAGAACTAGAAATGAGTGAAATTCTAGAAGCAACAAATATATTTTCATCTATTACTTCAGGATACCATTATAAGGTAGCACAAATCAAATCATACGACTGGTTAATAAAATCAGATATACAACCATGTCTTGAAATTCTATCAGAAAATATAATAGCAGAGGATGTACAATATGAAAGATGTTTAGACGAACAGATTATTAAAAGAGTGTCCATTCGTGGTCAAATAGACGCGTATTCAGAATCACAGTCAACACTGTGGGAAATCAAATGTGTTGAAAATTTAGATTATTCGCACGAAATTCAACTAGCAATATATGCATGGATTTTTGGTAAAATGTACCCTAAACGCTTTTCAGAAATAAATTTTCATTTATTAAATATAAAAACAGGTGAACTTATCCAAATACAATCTTCTATGGATAAATTAACAAAAATGGTGTCTTTTTTGATAGACGAAAAAACAAGGACAAATCCTAAAATATCAGATGAAGAATTTATAACCAAATTTTGTAAAAAATTTGAAACAAGTGGTACTCAATTAACAATTCCGAAAATGTTTAAACAAATTAATCAACAGCCACAAACGGCTTTATTTATCGATATGCCGGTTTCCGAAAAAAAAGAAGAACCGCAACAAAATACAGCACGTGTCATAGTATTTGATCTGGAAACAAACGGTCTACCAATAACGCCGGCTTTTGGTAAATACTATCCCCCCACGGAATTAAACTATTATAACAACGCAAGGATCGTACAATGGAGTTGGTCATTACATGAACCAGATGGAACACTAATAGCAGAAGAAGATCATATTATAAAACCAAATCCCAAAGAGTACAGAATTTTAAATCAAGAGTTTCATAATATAAGTGAATCAATGGCCCGTATTCAGGGTAAGGAGTTTGGGACTGTATTAGAAATATGGAAAAAACATATGAGTGAAGCAACAACTATTGTTGGTCACAATATTCATTTTGACAAAAATGTTCTTCTTTCTGAATTATATAGGCGACAATATTCAGTTGAAGCAGAAGAACTCTTACATAAAACATGGGTATGTACTATGGAACGCGCAAAAGAATTAGTGGGTTTAAAAGCACGAAATAAACTTAAACCCCCGAAATTAAAAGAACTTATGCATGCTTTGGGTATAGATGAAGAGGCGGGGCGTTCATTTCACAATTCGAAGCACGATGTATATTATACAGCAAAATGCTATTTTCACGAACAGAAATTAAAAAATGCTTGTCCAAAAATGTATGAAGGGAAACATAGTGGTAAAACGTATGAAGAGATATTATTATGCGACCGTACATACGCGGTTCATGCGAATGCTTCATGTAATATTCATAAATTATATCATTCTCCTTTGCGTCCTTTCTCAAACTGGATAAAACTCAAAGCAAAAACAGACGCAAATTTAAAAGCAGAAATAGAAAGAAAAGAATTAGAGATTCGTGGAATGTCACCAAATACAAATGTTTCGACAATGCCTTTATAACATATTATCAATACTGGTAATGAAAATGGCAGCTGCATATGACAGAAATGACAAAAAATGAGTAACATTTACTAAGGTTTCATTTGGTTAAAAATAAAAGATGGAGGTTCATTACTTGACACAAAATAAGGGTAATGCCACACTTGATGTACATAAAATGCGACAAACCATTATTGATAATACGAATTCTATTGAAGAACTAAAAGGAAAGGGAGAGAAGCATTGAACAGAAAAACAAGAGCCTCCAGGCAGAACTAAAGGAACAAAAACTGCTTTGGAGAAGGAAAACGCAGAACTCCTACCCTTAAAAAATATAAACAGACTTGATTGGAGTTTATGAAACAGCATATCACTGGTTATGATGGTGATTTACCATCTGATATATTAGATGATATGTTCGATATAGAAATTATAAAATATTTCAGTAATTGGCACTCTAATAAGGCATTAATTGATATAGAGACAAGGGACGATGTTATGCGATCAAAAGAGGAATTGGATGACTGGAGAAGGTTTGCAGAAATAAATGGTTATACGTAAGCGGCTCGTTAAAACGATTTGAATTTAAAGCGCCCGTTGTATCTCAAAATTTTAGACCAATGAACATTTTAAACCGGCACTTGGCCACCACTTTAAAATGTTCATTGGTCTAATAAATTTATACCAACATTATAGATAATGTATATTTTTTTAAATTTAGACGCAACAATAGCAAATTTATCATCTGTCATATTTATATTACAGGATTTTACGGCACATAATTGTTTTTCACAGCCAATGAATTTAAATTCAAAATTAAAATTTACACTCAAAAACGCCTACAATTTATTTGTGAATAAAATAGCAAATTTAGAAAGGGGTTCAAATACACAAATTGGTATATTAAGGCCAGGTATTCTTGATTTTTTTAAATTCGTTAAAAATTTAAAGGATGATGGTAAATGTGAAGGCGTCGTCATATATAGCAATAATACATCGTTACAATGTTTAAATTTTATTAGAGACGTTATTCATGAATGTCTGTTTACCATAAATTTAATCGACGATTGTGTTCATAAATTTCATAAATTTCGTGGCAAAACAAGTGAAGATTATCATAAATTTGGCATTTACGCAAAAACCTGGTCTACTCTTAAAAATTTACTAATGTACGGAAATTTAAAAGTGTCTAAACCCATTGACCCCTCCTCTGTACTTTTTTTCGATAATTATTTGCATATAAATTTAAAACAAATTTTATTAGATAATTATATAATCGTACAGCCATATAAATATAGTACTCCGTGGCGTACAATTGAAAAATTGTACATTGATGTTATAGAAGAAACGCAAATAGAAATTGATGAATTTCTAAATTTCATCAATAAATTTACAGAGAAATCAAATTCAAATATATATACTCATTTACACAATTACAAAATGCGCTATTATGTTATAACAAATGGTGAAACATTTGTAGATTGTCCTAAACCAGACAGCTCTTTAAATTTAATGATGAACTCATTGAAATTTAAATTTCAGTAATTTGTTATTTTTAAATTTTCATTATTAATGATGTGTTTAATTTTGAGTAAATTTTTGAATTTAAATGTTAACATTTTCGTCTCTTCCTGAATTTTCATTCGTGTTTTTCCAGAAGTATATTTATAATCATAAGAAGCCACCTTCAATAATTCTGTTCTAACAATCTCTATACATTTATGTATTTTATCCAATGTTGGTAATTCAATAGATATCATGTATTTATATAGTCATGTTTTTATTTTGATACTAACCATTATTGGCCCGTAAATATCAAATTTAGAAATCTGCGTCGGTTGTGAATGACATTTCTTCGGCCGTTTTTCCAATACCAGCCAAAGCATAATTACTAACCTTTTTCTCAAAGAAGTTGTCTTTACCCTCTAATGAAATGCGTTCCATAAAACCGAAAGGATTGCCAGTTTCAAAAGTTTTTGGATATCCCAATTGAACAAGTAATCTGTCGGCAACAAATTCTATATATTGACTCATCATACGAGCATTCATGCCTATCATCGAACAAGGAATTGCTTCCGTTATGAATTCCTTTTCAATACGAACAGCCTCCCGTATTAGTTTGTAAGCCCTTGTTTTGGAAAGCCGTGTATTTGTGAGTTTACTGTAAAGCAGACATGCGAAATCTGTATGAAGTCCTTCATCACGACTTATAAATTCGTTCGAAACAGTCAGTCCAGGTAATATCCCTCTTTGTTTGAACCAAAATATAGAGCAAAATGCCCCGCTAAAGAAAATTCCTTCTACAGCAGCAAATGCCATTAATCGTGTAGCAAAATCTGCATCTGTTCCATTCATCCAGCGCATAGCCCAATCTGCCTTCTTTTTTACGAAAGGCATCGTTCTTATAGAACGCAATATATCCAAGCGTTCCTCTTTATCGTCTATATACGCCTCAACAAGTTTGGAATAAGTTTCAGAATGTACGGTTTCGTTACTCATTTGTTCACTATAGAAAGCCTTTGCTTCGGGCCATTGTACTTCATTAGCAAAATTCGCAGCTAAATTTTCATTTACAATACCATCGGAACCGGCAAAGAATCCTAAAATGCGTTTGATAAAATGTTTCTCAGGTCCGCTTAATAAAACCCAGTCTTTTTTGTCTTTGGTTGTATCAACCTCCTCTGAAATCCAACGAACCGCAACTAAATTTTTATACATTTTATACACATCAAGATGTTGTAATGGAAATAATACAAAACGGTCAGGGTTTTCCTTTAAAAGTTCTTCATCTATCTTTTTTCGCAATCGCGATACAGGTAGCCTGGTTTCCTGTTCATTTTCCAATAGACTCATTTTTGGAGATTGAGCAGAATTTGCTGAATTAGCTCTTCTGCGACGAATAATAGGAATGGCTTCTAATTTTTTCAATGATGACATTTCTTGTTGAACGTCGGTGCTCATTTCGGTATTTTATCCGGAGAGATTCTTATGGGAAAAGCCACACAAAAAGCGATTCAAATTTTTTCTAAGTTTATAGGAAAAATTATATCCCGGAATTAAAAGACCTAAACTTGTTTTAAAATAAATCTATAAATGAGTGAAATAACTTCATGTCATCTTTGTAATGATAATCCGTTTATAGCAAATAATACACCGGTATGGCTGATTACAGAAAATGCCACACAAACAAAAGAAATATATCAATCGTATAATTACATAAAACCAGAAAAATTAGAACAAAAAGAAATTAATACATCTCTTGTTTTTACACCAAAAGCACGTTATACTCTTTCACAATATCAAATGATAGAACTTATGACACATTTTAAAATATGGAATGAGATTATAGTAACACCAAACAGAGTAAATCATGGTATTATTTTTACAGATCAAAATTTAAATATAGAAAATATTGATATTTCTCATAGATTAGAAAATCTTATTTTACCAAAGGATTGGGATATTATTATTATTAATAATGATAATAGACCATTAGAATATGTTGTAACAAAACGCGCCGCCAATATACTTCTGGCATCATGTAGGCAGTTTCATAATCCACTCCGGATATATATAAAATCTATACCTGGACTGCGTATAATAGATTTATAAAATCATACAATAAAGTATCTAAGTTAAATGCTCCTCAAAAAGAGGGACAATTAACTTTCGCTACTTTCATAGGAGAGATCGTACATAATTGGTTGCCTTTAAGGGCAACCAATTATCATACTGGTCGGTATTATTTTGAAAATGAATCGCCTACACCGGTAAAAAGGTTTATTATATCAAGATATACATTTAATGATTCTGAAATATAGTCGGGGTTAGAATTGCATTTTTTGGCATGTAATTTCATAACCTGTACATCATGAGCAAGATATAATGTAAAAAGTAAAACAACAAGCCTACTTAACCACATATGTGTTGTTTGTGCTATTTTTTGCGTTTTAGGAATCAATGAATTGATTAGTATGGCAATAAATAAACCAACAAGACCGGCATATAAATAATTTGTCCATTTCAGGATATTGTTTTTATCATAAATACCGACACCAAACATGCATACAAATATTATGGCAACAATTGTAAGTGTATCGGATAATAGATTTTCTTGCCGAAGCCGTTTTACAAATCCAGACAATATCTGACCGAATAAAATGCAAAAAATTATAAAAAGAAAATATTTTAAAGCAGTATTTTCAATGTTAATTATGAAAGAAAGTAATAACAATACTATAACAAATAAAGCAATATGCGTGAGAGGTTTTTTGTCTAGATCGGTAAATATAGGCTGTTCTGTACTAATGCCTGTTAAAAATAGGCTACCGAATAAATGAACAAAAGTGTTAGCAATAAAATATGGACAACCGGGCATATTTTTTTTATATATCTTATTATATAATAAGTTTTAAATTTTTGTTGTCACAAATGGGGTGTTTTCTATTGACAAGTGTTATAATTTCCTTAAATAATCGTTTGGCATCATATTCCTCACTCACGATAGTATCTATGTATTTATTTAGGTTTTTTGTCATTTTGCTATCCATCAATATTTTAACGTTTTCATAGATCTCTGTAAATGTGTCATGTGTAACAATAAAACTTATAGATAATATGTTACTGTGTCCTGGTTTTTTTGTAAATATAATGTCTATACTGTCAATATATTTAGATACAAATAAATTGGTCATAATATTTTAATATATGTTTAATTATACATATATAAATCAATTTTTACTCTTTTTCTTTTTTTTAGTCTCTGTACTTCATTATACCCTTTAAGGGCAACTAAATGAGGTACCGGTCGGTATAAATTATTAATATTTTATAAGAAAGATGATAACCATTGAAACAAAAACATTTCTAAATTCGTCACCACCATCCGTAGAAGAAAATTGGATATTTGTTCGTAGTTTGCGATTTAGAACGGTATATATGCGTTATTTAGGAGGATCACCACGACCTGATATAATGAAATACACTCCCGAAACAAGAAATAAAATAAAAAGATTTAATAATGAAGATGACATATTAAATTATAAAAATATGTTAGAAAGTGTAGATTCCACAGAACTTTCTAATATATTGAAAGAAATTATTATACTATGAAATACCGAACTTATTTGTCCCTCTTTTTGGGGAAGCAATTAACTTTAGTTACTTTCATAGAAGAGGTCGATCAAATTTAGTTGCCCTTAAAGGGCAACTAAATTTGATACTGGACAGGTAACTAAATTTGATACTGATCGGTAATATCATATTCCTAAATTATTGTTTGATAAATCTGTAAGACTATACGATGCTTTATAATTTGATAACATATTGGCTATACCATTGAGAGAGTTATCGCCACCAGGCCCCCGTATACGTTCGCTCAATGCTTTAATTTTATCAACAATAAAAACCGTAATATTTGGTGAACTTTCTATATTTAAGGAAAGGGTATTTATATTTACAATTGCCTGACTATTATCATCTATATATTGAATTGTAACAAGATCATTTGCATCATTACTAACAATTGTAACTTTATTACGGCGATAATAAACAATGTCACCGACGTTCATATCTTACATGACTTAAAGAAAAAAAATAAGACATCACGGTGCCGTGATGAAAATGATATCTACCATGAAGTACCGAAGTTAATTGCTCCCCAAAAAGAGGGGAACAATTAACTTCTGTACTTTCATAACAGAGCTCGTACAACCTGTATTTAACAATAATTCGTTGGCGAATTATTGTTAAGAACGCTTATTAAAAATTCCCACCCGTCTAAAAAAATGTAGGAGGAGCCAATACTGGACCCATGGATGGCTGTTTGTTACTTATGACAGTTGTATTTGATAATACGGGATCGGGATACATATATGAACTGAACATTTCAATCGGAGATACATTAATTTTTGTTGCTGCATCATTAAACCCACCCCTGCCACAAAAATTAAATTCGCCAGGACCATTTACAATTTGTTCTCCACCTGGAGCGGAAATTTTTGCTGTTAAACCTGTTGGTACAGTTATATAACTAGCATCCGCGGGAAAATCATTTGTTACATTATGTGTTCCTATTCCTAATTCTTTACTCCAACCACTTCCTTTTTGACAGTTGGCATTAAGTATTATTTTGGAATTTACATATGGAGAGACTACTGGTTGAGGCGCTACCGGCACAGGCGCCGGTGCTACAGGTGTAGATGATATAGGTGTAGATGATATAGGTGCATCAGGAGATACAATAATTTTTGTTGCTACATCATTAAACCCACCCCTGCCACAAAAATTAAATTCGCCAGGGCCATTCACAATTTGTTCTCCACCTGGAGCGAAAATTTTTGCTGTTAAACCTGTTGGTACAGTTATATAACTAGCATCCGCGGGAAAATCACTTGTTACATTATGTGTTCCTATTCCTAATTCTTTACTCCAACCACTTCCTTTTTGACAGTTACCATTAAGTAATATTTTGGAATTTACATATGGAGAGACGACGGGTACAGGCGCTACAGGAGGAGCAATTACTTGCGGAGGCGCTACAGGAGGAGCAATTACTTGCGGAGGCGCTACAGGAGGAGCAATTACTTGCGGAGGCGCTAC